CGAATCCCTTTGAAAATGTCTTCCTGTTCGAATAAATCCTTACTGCTAATTTTTTTTGCCATCGTTCATTTTATTATACCGTTCAAACTCCTTTTGTAGATCAAAGTATTCTTTTGTAGTTATGTTTTTAGGGTTGATCCATTGCCCTAACCACTTCGATAAATGGATTAAACTTTGCTCAATTGTTACTCCTGATCCGTTATTATTTAACATCTGTAATAAACTTTGCTCAATCATTTCAATTTGAGTCAATTTAAACCTATCATTTGTTAAAATATAGTCGCATTCATACACCGCTTTTTTCTGCATTGTTTTTAATAGCTTCAAATAAAGTTTTCCTAATCCGTATTCATTCAAATATGTATCGTAAATCTTTTCCCAAACCATTAAATCATTCTTATTTGTGCCGTTCTCCGCCATTCTAACGAACTTTAATTCTCCGTTAATACATTTTATCCAATTGTACAAAGGTAGTTCGTTAATCGAGTGAAAATAATCGGTCGATTTCAATTGCGTATCGTCGCTTTGTTTCCTCGCGTAATTTTTCCAAACTTTCTTCCGTAAGTCCAATAATACCTTCGCCAAATTTTGTAAATAAGTTTGCATTTTCTTTAATTGGATCCGCATCAATTTCGAAATAATCAGTTCCCAACAAAATTAACATACTTTTATAGAAATCGCCCGTGTCAAATAAATTATAAGGCTCGCCCGCTTTTTTTCTACCGTTGGTTAACTCTTCAGTGTATCGCGTATAAACTCCAATTATTTGACCGTCTTCGTTTACTCCTTTTTCCATTAACTGATCGTCCCGGATTAAATCTAAAATCCACGTTTGAAAATCTTTGTCGCTGAAAACGTGATTCCACAAAATATCCTTATCCATTAGGATTTTAGTATTTCGTAATAAATCGGTTAATGCTTGCATATTATAAAAAAGCGGGTCGACAAAACGCCAACCCGCCCAATTTTAAAGTTGAATTAAAGCGCTGTGAACGTTATTTCTCCAATAAAACCGTCTTTTGCTACGCTCAATCTGTAATCGTCTCCAGATACTAACGTTTCAGAAATTAAATAAGTTCCAGCCGGCGCCTCAACTACCGAAGTAGGAACACCAATCAAAGTATTATTTGTAACATCGAAAATACTCCAATCCGCAACTAAATTTGCACCTTGGAAAATTATCGGATTCAATGCAGTACCGTAATCGAATGCAGCTGAAACAGTAATCGAAGCCGTTGTAACTTGAGAAACCTCAGTTAAATTAACGTCAATTAAACCGTTTAAATCGTTGAAATTTACCAACGCCTCAGTTGTTGTAATCATGTACATTGTCGACTCATCGAATAAACGATAAAAATCGAATCCTAACATGATTTTTTGAACTGTTGAATCAGTTGCAAACATGAATTTCGGATCCCAACTTTGTTCGTCTACTGGAATTGGATACAAAAACCCGTTTGATTTTGAACCAATTAAATTTCCGTTAACGTCTACAACGTAAACACCAAATTGAACGCATCTACCCGCGCTTAATTTACCTAATAAAGTAGGTGTTGAATCGTCGCCCCAAAGTTCGCCTGCGAAGCTTCTTTTACCTTGGCGTAAAAAAGCCATCCGACCGCTGTTTGCCTCTTCGAATTGTGAATCTGCTTTCGCAAGTTCAACGTTTTCAAACTCAGGAATTGGAAACCATCTTTTAGACGAATCCGCTTCATTAATTAAATCACTCCACGTTGGTAAAGCGATTGATAAATCGATCCCGTTCAAATTACCTTGGTTATCCTGTAAAGGCACCATGATTAATTTACTTGTTACCGATTGTAAAGGTACGCAACCCGGGCGCCCTGTGTTGGAAAGTCCAACGTTACAATTACATCCAGCCATTTTTTTTTATTTTTTTATTTTTAACATTTACAATTTTCTTTGTATTTCGTGAGCTTAACACGTAGCTCAACCCCGCTTAAATTTGCGTCCAATATGTTTTTGAAATATCCATTTTCTTGTTCGGTTCCGAACCTACTAAATTCCACAATTTCCCAATTATCCACGCGTAAAAAACTGCGATCACTTTGAACAACCTTAACGAACTCATCCGCTAATTTTGTCATTGGAATTACAACCTGTTGAATGTGGTCCTTTGTGTAAAAATTTAATATATCGGTTTCGTCCAAAAAAAAGATTCTCAAATCGCTTTCCCACGCGTAAACAGATTCTTTACCGAATGAATTATATCGGATTCCATGAAGTAACCAAACCAAAGGAGTTTTCTGCGTTAAATCGTTTGTTGAAATTGTCCACTCCCGATTAGCTTCGATCTTAGTTCCCGGTACAAAATATGGCGTCGGTAAAGTTATTTCTCCGTCAATAATTCCCGCTTTAATCCAATTATCGTAATCGATTTCTGTAATTAAAAACGAATCATTTTGTGAATCAGTAACTGTTTTACCTATTCTCGCCCACTTTGTATTGCATACGGTTGTAAACTCATCCGGAGCGGGCAAATAAACGCCCTCGATTGTCGTACTGATCGAGTTAACTAAATCCTGTATTGATTGTGAAATATCGTTTATCATAACCAATAAGCCGTTGATTTAGAAACCCCTCGAAATTTACTGTAATCGCCCGTTCCTATGTAATTGACTTGAAACGATGCCGTTAAATTCAATCCATCTTTTATATTTACATAATCGTCAACTTTGTAATTCTTGCCGCCATCGACAATTACAGCATTTGTAACACCGCCCAAAGTAACATTATTAATAGTAAAAAACGCATCGTCGTTTCCGCCCGGAACTGTAATAACATCTCCAAACAAATAATCAAATCCGGGTGAATAAATTTCCAACGTCTGAATTACACCGCCCAAAGTTGTTATTTCAACCTCAGCATTGTAACCCGATCCTGTTGTAACAAAATAAATTCCATCTGAATATCCTGATCCATTTGCCGTTAATGTAAAGTTGTTTATACCTCCGATATTATTTGCCACTACATTTACAACAGCCCCCGTTCCCGATCCATTTGCACACGGTAAACCATTTGAAGTTATGTAATTAATACCCCCGTTTATTACTGTTAAATTAACAATTTGACCTAACGGGGGGTTGTTGTATCTTATATAACTTTGAATTGATCTGTAACTACGTATCGCTTCGTTGTATCGCGTGTAAATCATGGAAAAACCCGTGTTCGCAACCTCTGAATTTTCACTCAAAGGTTTAACGTTACCGTACGGAGTCATTTGGTTTACTAAATCCTTTGAATATTCAAAATAAATAAAGCCTTTCAGCATCTGTTTCATACCCTCTGAATCCAATTGATTTGAATTGTAGGCAAAACCATACGTAGTGTAAAAGTTGTATCCTAAATCCTCACTGAATGCATTGAATATTTTTAGGAAATTTGGGCTTTGCGGTACGTTATTTAATAGATCGCTTTGAAACTGATTGTATAAATCAACTCCTAATAAATTTTTCAAATAACGAGGCTCGTAGATATCAATATAATTTTGCAATTTATTGACGTCGTACATTCCCGTATGCAAAGCGTATTTTCCAACAAAATCCTGAATGCTTAAAATCATTTTTTTTATTTTAGATTTCCGTAACCTTTAGAAATAAACTTCGAAGCCAGTTCACCGTTTATTTTCCAAACCGATCCTTTTGGTAAAGTGCGAAAATTGCCATTTCCAATAAATTCATAAATTAAACTTGGATCTAATTCAACGGGTTTTTTCGCTTTTGGCGTTGCCGTTTCTTTTACTTCCAAATCTAAATTCAGAACCTTTTTTTTGCGTGGTTTCTTTTCCATATTGAACTAAATTATTAAACTTCCAACGCTGCGATTGCAGTTGCTAAATCAGCTTCAACGAACGCGTTAACGTCATTGTTTCTGATATATTGAACCAAACGAGCTTCAGCAATTATTGTTACCATGTTACGAGTGAAATCGTCATTTTCATAACCTACTGTTAAATTAACAGCCTCACGAACTTTTACGATTAATTTAGTGAAATCACCAACTAAAATCGTGCCCGCTGTAATGTTATTTGAAGCAACGATTATTAAACCAGCTACATTTTCCGCGCCTGTAAAGAACATTGGGTATGTATATTCGCCAGTTGAAGTTTTTGTTAACTCAAATTTCGCTTTGTCTTCCGGATTCATTACTACATGAGTAGGTTGAAAGTTTGCAGCTTGTATTTGTGCTTTTGAAACTTGAATAACGTCGATAATGTTTGCAGCAACCAAAGTTCCAGCAAAACCACCAGCGTTAAAATTAGGTACATTTCCGATCAAACCGTTCAAATCAGTACCGCCCGCGCCGTTAATCATTGAATAATCGATAGCTTGTTCGATTTGTTCCATCAAAACAGTGTTTATTTCGGATCTAACGAACGCTAAATCTTCCAACATTTCTTTTGAAACTTTCACGAATCCAGCTACTTTTTTCACTTCACTTGAAACCTCTTCCCATTTGATTTCGCCGTTTGCTTTTTCAACTGATTCAGCAGTCCACGCACTTGAAGCCTGTTGTGTTTGTTGAATATAAACAACAAATTTTGAAGCCGTTGTACCTACGTTTGCGATTTCTAACATTCTACGTGTTGGTCGTGCAATTCTGTTAACCTCAGGATCCAAAGTTGTAAGTGCATACGTACCATCGTAATCATTGTCGATTGTCATATCGCCAGCCGCTTTTACTTCTAAAGTAAAGTTTTGACCTTTTGCAACTGAATCCTTGATCGTTTTGATATTGTCTGAATAAGCTTTTGACAATTTACCCGCCAATCCTTTAGGACTTTTTTTAGCCGGTTCGTTGTGACTTTTTTCGCTTTGCGCTTCAATACGTCCTTCCATTTTCGCGATTGCTTTCATTAGCTCATCACTTTTTAACTCCAAAGATTTGATTCCTTCAATTTCTGATTTCAAAGAATCTAAATCCGCTTGTGTTAATAAATTTTGTAGTTTATCAGCTACTAATTTATTGATTTGTTCGATTGCCATTTCTGGTGTCATTGTTTCGTCTTCCATTTTTTTAGAATTTTAAATTATTTATTACATTACTCCAATTAAACGGCTCATTTAACGGCTCGCTTTTTACGGATTGAATCGTGATCGGATCCGCGCTTGCAAGTGTTATTAATTCACTGTTTAAATATTTTATTTTCATTTCCATTTCGTGCAATCTTTCGTCGGTTCCTTTGCCGTTTACAAGTGCCTTAATACAAATGTTTAATTCGTTTGTTATTCGTTCTATTCTCGCGTGTTTTTGTTCTCCTTTAATCACGCCCACAACGTTAGTTAATTCGTTGGCTCCAAATGTTACTGCGCTACCTTCGTAAAGTTTGACTTCATTTACTGAAAAATAACCGCCTTCCTCAACGCTTGTATCCGGGATCCATTTTGTTTTGTCCGCTATATATTGAAAGCCGATTGAATGCTCTCGAATTATTCCATCCTCGTAATCCCTGAACGCGTCTTCGCCTTGCGTTGAAGTACCCAATTCACCAATTGCAAAAAGCCCGTTATCGTCTTCATTCAATTCAAGGAATTTTCCGATTTGCATTTCCCAATTGTGGTGGCGTAAAAAAGCGATTTTTCGGTTGCCGCTGCTTAATGGTCCGCGTTCCTGAATTGATTTTGTGAACGCACCCTTTTGGATCATATCATTATCGGAATCGATATTGTCAAACTTCGCTAAATAAACCGCTACCTTTCGACCTACGGAATCAATATCGCGTATTTCTGCGGCTGCTTTTATATTATAAAGGTTATTTCTCATTTTTTTTACTATTTCTTTTGTTTTACCGGTGTTGAAATATCATTTTTTACACTGTTTCGGGCGGTAGAACCTCTTTTGGCTGCGTAATTAAACTATTTGCTACCGTTGAATCATATCCGTAATATGAAATCAATGTATTTACTGCGGTTTGTCGATCCATTTGCCCGGTTCCAACGGCTGTATTTAAAGCGATTATCCCGTCCAAACCACCAACTGTACCCTTCAAGTTTGTTTGTGCCTGTGCAAGTGCCGCTTGTTGGCTTTGAGTTCGATCAATTGATTGGATTTCGATATCAAACTGAGCCGCGTATTGTTCTGGTGTAATAATACCGTCCTTTAATAGTATTGAATAGCTATCCACTTCGATTTTTTGCGCTTGTGATTTCTGCATTTCGTCCTCTTGTAATACCGGAACGTGATCAAATGAAGCTTCGAGGTAATAACCTTGTTGACTTAATCCAAATTGATGCATGATTGAATCGTACATCGCTTGAGTTTCAGGGATTATTGTATCCTGATAAACCATTTTTAAGCTATCGCGAACGTTTGAAAATGTCGATCCTTTATCACTTGAAAAAAGATTATAATTCATTCCGAACGTATCAATAATTGCAATTACATCCGCAGTCAATTCTTCGAATAACATTAAATCGCGCGTTGGGTAACTCATCGGATTCCACGTAACATTGGATTCAGTTATCATGATTTCGTCTTTTTGACGTCGGTACCAATCGCGCTGTATTTTAGTTCGCTCCTCCGGTGTCATTGGAATTGCGCCACCCATATCGGAATTTTGCGCGGATAAAATACCGATCGCGCCTAAATTTTCAAGCAATACGTTTCTTTTATTGTACTGAGCCTGAATATTTGACAAAGGGAATCGAAGCGAATCAATTCTTGAAATCGGTTTAACGATATTCATTCCATCCGCAGTGGTCAAATAAACCGCCTCTTCCCACGTAATTAACTCGGTTGCTCCGTCATCGTATGTAAACAAAAAAGAATCAATTAAATTCTCTTTGTCCATTTGCTTTAATTTTTTACCGCTTAAATTAATTCTGATTTTGTTGTTTGGTAAAACAACCATTAAATTACGTATATCAAACGATCGTTTTGGCGCGTATGCAACCACATTCGAATACAAAGCATCCTGAACACTCATCGAATAAACGATATCGCTCCAACTTTGAACGGCATTCGGTTGTGTAATCAAATCATTTAGCCAGTGATTTTCGACTAAATCGCCTTTTGCATCGTATAATTTAGGTTCGTTTCCGCTCATCATTGACGCGCGTTTATTTATTACCATGCGTAGTTCTGGAATGTCAACAAACAATCGCCATGCGTCGCCCGTATCGAGCCAAACGGCTTCCTTTTTTCCCCAAACTTGAGCTGTTGGCGGTAAAGTATTACGAACTATATTCGAATATCGATCCCGGGTAAATAAATTATCTGTAAAGGCTGTAATAAAATCGAACGCCATTAAATAGTTTTTGACAAAATTAGTCGAAAATAATTACCAATTCACTTGTAAGTTAATTTTTTTTTATATAAGGTGCTTAAACATCGACTGCGCAAAGATCGATAAACCAGCCAAACAGTCGGGCGCATCGTCGTTTTTGTTTTTGCCTTCCTTTGAATAGTTCATTACATTATCGATAAATAATTCACTTTCAGGAGTTCCGGGACGTACAAAATTTATTTGCTGCTGAATAAAAACGCTATTCATTAGGATTCTCGTTTGCTTATTTGTTGAATTGTGAACTTGTAATATTTTTGCTTTTACTTCCTTTTGAAGCATCCTCGCAAACATGGCACCCATTGAGTTTGATTCAACCCGGCAATAGGTAACATTCCACTCATTCAACTTTGCAGATATTAAAGGAAGCGTAACGTCTGTATTTGATTTGTTGAATACGTAATCGACTAAATAGAAATCTTTGTTTATAACGGCTAAAATCGCGCATGCTGTGTAATCTGCGCCCTGATCCGCAACGTCAACGTATCCAATACAACCATCAATTTTATCTTTTATGCTGTTTAAATCGGTTGTAGAAATGAATTTTAGATCACTAAATAATCGACCTTTAATGTCTACGGGTTCTTGTTGGTATTCAGCTGCCCAAATACTCGGATCCGTGCGCTTTTTTTTGGTCAAATATTCTTCCGTTGTCATTACATCGGTGCAAAATGATTCGTTATTATCATTTAATGCAGCTACTATTATCGATTTGTCGTAAATTTTTTGTTGAATATTCCTTCCGATTACGTCGTTTATACTCCAGCGCGTGCCAATATCAATACGAGCGCATCCACTTTCGAATCTGGAATCATGCGTAGCCTCTTTCCATTGAATAATACGGTCGTTTACGGTGTCGCTTAACGCATCCTCGAGGTTTCTGTAAAGGTCATCAGTTACTCCGATCTTTGTGGCTCCAAAACCGATTATAGTACCGCCAACGCCCGCGCCAAAATATCCAACTTGTTTACTGTGGTTCGTGTTCCAGCCCTGTAAATTGGCTTTATCGTCGCTTAAATGAATATTGTTAAATACCAGCTTGAATTTATCGGATTTTACAATAGTTCGAACGTCGTAACTAAATTTCAAATATAGCGTGGCCGTGCATGTGTTACGCATTACTGATTCCGTTGGATTCCTACCAATTACCCACGCGCAAAAGAGGGACGTTATGTAACTTTTACCAGCTCGCGGCGGCATCGAAACGCTCAAAGAATTGATTTTTTTTTCTTCAATTTCTTGAAATCCGATTGCAATTTCCTGCAGAAAATCACGTTTTTTAAAAAAATCGTTATCGTAAAATAGGCAAAACTCCCAAAATTCACGCCTGCAAAGTTCTAATTTTAGCGCGCTTTTTATTGCTTGGATTTTATCATTCACTTTTTAACAATTCCTTTATCTCATCCGTTGTTAAATCGCTTAAATCTACGTTTGTTTGCGTTTGTTCTATTTGTTGAACAGGTGCGCCGTACCCTGAATCCATTAACGCCCGATAAGCCGCCACATCGCCCTCACGAGCTTTTTTAATTAGCGCCAACGTCATTAGATCCTCTTGCGACATTGTTTCGTCTGTGCCGGTTAATGGATTTTTGAGCTTTTGATTTACCTCAAGCCAATAACGTGCAATTGTGCTTCGATTTTTTGATCCTTTTGGGCGTCCGTTTGGATTTCCGCTTTCACCTTTTTCAAATTTATGTTTTTCTACGTTTTCAGGGTTTGGCATATCGTTGTTTTTTCGCTGTTTATTTAAACCATTGATTATATATTTCAGTAGCTATTTGTGCGGTCATTACCGGGGGAACACTCATTCCGATTAAATACTTTGGTTCTATTTTCTTAAAGTTGTAATCAAGTGGATAAGTGCCTATTTTACATAAATCTACATTTGAAACTTCATTTTTATTTGACCCCATAAAATAACTATCTCCACTTACTATTGTGCCGGGCGTATAATTCATTTGTAAAAAGTGCTTTCCGAATCCGTTTGGTTTTCTTTTTAATCTTTTATTGATGTCACTAAAATCTTTATCGGTTGAAATCATTAAATTCCAATATTCAAAATACTGAGTATCTTTTTTTATTTCTTTTCCTTTTATTGGCTCAATATCTTTAAAAAGTATTGCTTTCTCATTAAACTTTAATTCCAATTTAGGAAAGTTCAAATCATTCCTTTGACAAATAAAAAATACCCTTTCGCGTTTTTGAGGTACGCCCATTGATGCAGCATTCAACAAAAATAATTGAACTTTATATCCGGCTGCTTCAAATTCTTTTTTTATCCTGTGTACGTAAGCTTTTGCATTTCCTTGAATTAATCCTTTTACGTTTTCAGCGATAACAACTTTTGGTTGTAATTTTTTAGCCAATTTAATATAATCAAAAAATAAATCGTCCAATCTTTGTTCGGCTTGTCCTTCCCTGAATACTTTTGTTTTGCCCCAATCTTTTTCACGATTTCCGGCCATTGAAAAACTGCTACATGGTGGGCTACCGTCTAAAATATCAAGGTTGTATAAATCTTCAGGAAAATCGGTTCTATTCGCAAAATCTCTAATATCTTCAACAAATAAATATTTCGGATCGTGGTTTGTTTTGTAAACATCAGCAATCGGCGGATCTATTTCAACGCCGCCCAAATGTTGAAAGCCTGCTAATTTATAGCCCATTGTAGACCCACCGCCACAAATAAACGTGCCAAATACTTTTAATCCGTTACTTTTTGGGTAACCGTTTTTTAAATACCATTTATACGCGAATTTATGTTTACTCATTGCCTAATAATTTCCATATTGCTTGTTCCGGTGTTGATGCAATTTTACTTAATTGCTCCCTAACTAAATTATAATCGTCTTCCGTATATTTTAATTTTAAAATCATTTCTGAATCTAATAAATCAATGTCGATTTCTTCGTTTTTTCCTGAATAGTCTAATTGATTTGTTTCGTAGTTAGGAATATTTAATCCCCAATCGTCTAATTTTTCCGCGTCCCATTCATTTGCTAACTGATCCCAATCCCATTCACCAAAACCAACGTTATCTTTAATTAAAAATTCCGCTTTTTGTTCTTCCGTCCATTCATCTGCTATTATAATTGGTATTTCGGTGTATTTTAGCTCGTTTAACGCTTTTAAGCGCATGTTTCCACCCAATACGCAATATTTACCGTCAACGTCTGTAAAAACGATTAGCGGGCGTTTATTTAGCATATCAGGAAATTCCTTTATTGATTGAACTAACTTTTGAAATTTGCCGTCCCGAATTACGCGCGGGTTTTTTGGGTTCGGTTTAACCTGTGAAATATTTACTTTTATCATTCTTAAAAAATTAGCTCAAACAGTCCATAAATTGCCAGCGCGATAATTACCCGGATTAAACTTTTATACGCGTGATTCTCGTCGTAAATCCATTTCTGAATAGGTATTGAAGTCAACCACCAACACGCCGTTAAAATGATTCGATCCAAAACAAATAAAGCCGTAAAAAACGGCAATATTAAAAAACCTGTAATTATTTTTAATTTTTTCATGTGTCAAATTTAGTTTAATTATTTAATTATGGCGATTTCTGCGGTTTATTTCTAATATATAAACCGCTATCGCTACGTATAAAATTATATTGATTATTATTAATTCGCGCATGACTCACGTCTAATTTGGTAGTTTAATTCAGCGTGCCATTCCATTTGATCGCTTTCGTATGCTTCCATATCAAAACCGTAATTATCTGGATCCTCATTTACAATTGATTCGATCGAGTCACAAATTAATTTTGTATTTTTTTTATTTAACCAAAACAATTCCATGTTATGGTCCCACTGAAATTGTTCCAACATTAAATCGCAATTATCGTAAACGAATTCGCTACATTCAACCGTGCAATTAAACGTTAAATCTCCTTTTCCAAACGCTTCTTTGTCACCAATAATAATACTGAAAAATACTTCGTTATCGCTGAATTCTAAATTAACGATCTTGAAATTTCTGTTTTTAAATTCGATTGCTTTCATATTGCTTTGTTTAATAATTTCATCAAATTTAATATAACTTTTTCAATAAACAATACATTTTTAAAAAAAACGTGAAATTTTTTAGGTTCCACGCTTTGCGATTGGCGTTCTTGTCATTCTGTTAATGAAATTAGCTTTTTGTTAACGTGTTTTGTAAATGTGTTAATTAAACCCCTTTTTTGTTTAAATAATCCGCCACGCGTTGAATGGTTCGACTTGTAACCGATTTCCCGTTTAAAAATACGTGCATGTTTGATTGGTGTAATTTAGCATCCACACAAAACGAATTTAAAGTTACTTTATTTTTTTGCAGGTATTTTTTTAAAATAGATCTAATTATTTGATCGCTGTTTGCTATTATTTTTGTTTCACTCATTTTAAAAATCATTTAAAAAATCGTCCAATACTGATTTTGTGGGTATTTCAGGCCTTTGTTGTTGCTCATCTACTGGCTTAATTGATAGGCTCAAAAATCCTTTGCCCTCTTTACTTTGTTTTTTCCATGCGCTCAAATAAAATTCTCTTCCGTTAATTGTTATTTTACCGTTTAAATCCGGGTGCGTGTCTTTGATCTTTTTTTCATTCGTGAATAAAGCCCCTGAATTGTCGTACTTGTTTTCCATTTTTATTTTATTTATTTGATTAGTAAATCCATTTTATAAACCTGCGAATTAATCCTAATTTCTGCGGTTCGGGTTTTTGTTTCCTGTTTCTTTTTACCGGATCTTTTTTTATTTCAGTAAATAAATTTGCTTCAATTGGTTTTCTTTTTAACCTGTATTGTTGATTATATTCAAATATGTAATTTCTGCATGATTCAATTAAATTTTTTGAAACCGGTATTTTTTCGTTCCATCGATAAAAATCGTTTGAATCTTTGTAAACAACGTTTGTTCTTTTTAAAAACGTTATCCAAGTGTGTGACATTTTATATTTTCTAAATAAAATATTTAAACTTTTTAAATTTTCTGAATCAATTTCCATTTTAATTATCGGCAAATATTTTTCATATTTTACAGTTGAACTTTGCTTTGTGTATTCCTGTTTCATTTTACTTTATTTATTTGTTTTTAACTCTTCCCTACATATCTTAATTATAAGCGATTCACTTGTTAATGGCGTGTTATTATCAATCTGTTCGATAATGTGCATTAAAACGCTTCGTAACTCCTTAATTTCGCGTTTATATTCGTTAATTTCTTTGTTTACTTCCGGCTCCATTTATTGAAATTTTAATAATTTATAATTCATTCTTAATTTTTCTTTCCAAAATTCACACTCATTTTTATAAGCTTCGCAAATTGCCCTGAATTTTCCGTACGTTGAATTTTTTGAGTAAATAATTTTTTTTGCTTTTATTTCTCCGATTCCTTTCACGCCCTTAATATTATCGCTTGTATCGCCTACTAATAAAAGTTCACAAAGTAGGTTTTCACATTTTATTTTAGTCATATTTCGGAATCCTTTTCGGATCTTAAAAATTTCCCCGTTTTTATCATATCTTTTAAGTTGATAATAATCGAAATGAAGCCCCTCAATTTGTTTTAGATCCTTATCAATGCTGCAAATAATATAATCGTTTACATCCATTAATTGAGCGTTGTAATATATTAGGTCGTCGGCTTCGTATTCGTCGTGAGCGAATGAGTTTTCCCAATATTCGAGTAAATAATTCCGGAGTTCGTTTACCCATTTATTCCGCTTAGTTCGATTTGCTTTGTATTGTGGATCGATTTGTTTTCTGAAATTGTTTCGGCATTTTGTGAAAAAATAATTGGTTTTTTCAACGTGGTAAATTTCTTCAATTTCGTTTAAAATATCAAAAGTTAGTTTTTCAAAACGATCATAACCGCGCTGCAGGATTTCCATTTCAATTTCAAAGCGTTGTTTCTTTGCTTTGTACATTTCGCGTATTTCAGCGAAGTTAATAACCTTGTAAATCGATTGATAAACAAGGCTATCTGCGTCAAATAAAACTATTTTAGATTCCATTTTCATTTAAGAAATTGATTTGTTCTTTTGTTAACTCAAAACGCGATTCAAGATCCGCCCGTTTAAATTCACCGCTTTGTATTTTCTCAACTGCTGCCTTGAATCTTTTTGAATCTAAAACTTGCGTTCCTGAAGCGTCCCGGTCTTCATCTGTTACCAAGCCTAAAATTGAGCTTAAACAATACCTACGAAAATAAGTAACGCCACTACCAAAAGATTGATATTCATTCATTGCTTTAAATTGAACAATAGGAATTACAGTCGAACTTTCTAATTTTTCACCGCTTTCACAATCAAAAATAATCGTAACTAAATAGTTTTGACCTTCGTGCGTGTTAATCAGTTGTGAGAATCCAAGCCCGTGTTTCTGCATTAACGGGTTTATGGTTTCAAAGATCTTTGGTAGATCCGCAAATTTGTAACCGTATCCTTGAGATACTTTGTGAATTACTTTAATTTCCTGTTGGAATGCCGCAAGGCTTTTAAATAGTGCTTTCATTTTGCTTTGTTTTTATTTATTAATCTACTATTACTATTAAACCGTTTCTTCCAAATCTTTTATGCCATGTACAAACCGTGTCGCCGTTAATATTTTTGATCAAAACGTTTCTACCTATAAAGCAAATATGCTTTGCCGTTGGAACCAATTCTAAAATTAATTTTTTAGTAATTTTTCCGAATGTTTTTTGTGTTGTTTCAACTTGTTTCATATCCTTTGTTTTTAATTGTTTACAAATATAATCTAAATTTTTAATATAAACCTAATTTTAAAAAAAATATTACAAAAAATTATTTAAACCACGTGCGCAACGATCTATTGAATTTGCGCGCTCCTGTAGGCTTTTAATTTGTTCCTGAATAGTTTGCTTACAATCAGTTGTAAAGTATCCCTGTGAGGTCGCAATCAGCGGTAATAAGCTATTTGAACGAATATAGTTAACCAGCTTTCGCAATCGTGGCCCGGTTAATCTAATTTTATACCCGCGATCCGCCAAAAATTGATTCATTCGTTTTACTATTGATTCGGCTTTAATTGGGTTATTCTTTTTATATGCCCTAAATCCATGAATTACAATTGGTAAAATTTCCAATTCCTTGTCGGTTAATTCATGCGTGTAATCTTTGAAGCCTGTAATCATTTGCTTTTTGTTTTTTGTTTAAATTCTTGTATCATTTCTTTTATTTCAGGAATAGAAAATTTTCGCGTTTCGTGGGCTTTACGTTCTAAATCCTCAAATTCAGTAATTCCGATTTTATTAATTAAATTTTTTCTGTATTCGTGAATATTCCCGCCGTTAAATTGGTTACATGTAATGCATTGTGCCGCCAAATTACGCAAATCAAAACGTACACTTGGATAATTTCCAACTGAAAATAGGTGTCCCGCGTCTGTTTTACCTGTAATTTGTTTTTCACATGAAATACAAGGTTTTCCAATATCGCGCATCCTAACGTATTTATTTACTAATTGTTGAAGGATCTTTGTATAATCGCTCAAAGTCATTAATTCAGCTTTTAATTTAGCTTTTTTCTTCGTCCATTGTTTTTGCTTTGTTTCCTGGATCCAATCAGTTACGCAATTTGGCTCAAAGCAATTTTTTTGAAGGAAGGAAACAGGCTCAAATTTTTCTTTGCAGTATTTACATTTTCGTGTTTTCATAAAAATAAATTTTGCTGGTTAGTATGGTTTTTAATCCTTTGTACTGCCTTTTCATAGTATTCAGTATCTAATTCGCACGCAGTTAATTGAAAGCCGTAGTCATGGCAGGCTATTGCTATTGAGCCACTGCCTAAGTGAGTATCTAAAATCAAATTACCTTGCTCTGCATATTCTTTTAAAAGCCATTTGTATAAATAAACAGGCTTTTCTGTTGGGTGTATTCGTATCGTTGGCTTCCCTACTCCTTGTATATTTCCTTTTGTTCCGT